CAGGCTTGCCGGGAATCTCCATCTTGGGCGCGTTGTTCTTCACGCCATCACTCTGCGCCACGGTCATGACCACGGCACGTTGTGCGTCAGCACTCTCTGCTTGACCCTTAATAACTTCATACTCGTCGTCGGTCAACCAGCGTACAGGTTTGAAGTGCAGCTTGGGAGACTCGGCCTTAGTATCGAAGCGCATCTCGGTGACGATCTGCTCAGGATTGACCGGAGGGTTCTGCACCGCCAAGTAGCGTGCATAGGCTTGTAACGGACGCTTGTCGCCTTCTTCTTTACCAAACACCGAAGTGGCTGGCAAAGTCAACTGCATCACATCCCCTGATGGGTTGTTGGCCAACACCACAGCAAGACGCTGTTGGTAACGGCAAGCACGGCTGTTGTTCTGGCCAGAACCCGCGATGTTCTTGGGGCAGGTCATGCACGTTTCAGCTTGCCTGTTGTGTGCGGAAGCGTCAGGGCGTTCGCCATCGTTGCTCCAGCAGTCAGGGCCGGTGATGTTGTCGGCATCGTAGGATGCGTTGTAGAAGATACGGCTGACCTTGGGAGCAGCTCTCACAATAATGACTTCCAGATGGCGGTCATCAATCGCGGCAACTTCCTTGCCACCAGCTACCAGACGGAACACGCCGCCTTTGATAGAGATGCGCTTGGTGTTGGAGACGCTGCCGCCTGTGAGGGCTTTGGCTGTGTCGGACAGTTCGTTGTTACGAGCGAATGCAGGTACGTTTGCGGACGAGAAAAGCGTTATGTTTGACATATAAAACTCACTTGGTTGGTTTGGTTATACGAATTTCAAACTCGGTGTTTGAATTCAATCCCGGAGGTACAACCCCCGGATTCTCTTCAAGAAAGGTAGCCATGTTGGTTTGAGCGATGCGCTTCTCCAGCAGATCGACTACGCCGTGCTCAAGGATGAACTCCTTGAACGACGACCAGTCCTGCGTGTTGTAACGCGTCTTCGTCATCATGGATACCGTCCCAAAGGGACTCTTTACAGATGAGACACCGAGTGCCTTCATCTGATCTTTGATAGCGAACTTGATTTCATCTTGTTGCGCTTTGAGTAACTCCACCTTGGTGTCGTACTCTTGTGTCAGCGTGTCGATCTCCAGCTTCATCTTGCGGTAGACCTTCACCAATTTATCGAATGGAACTTGTTCTTCAGTCACTTTACTTCTCCTGTTTTTGTTTGTCTAAGGTTGGACAGTGTACACAGTAAATTCGGGTTTGCAACTCCTTTCAAGAATTTATTTCTATCTCAAACATCTGGGTCAAAAGTAAGTTATCGCTCACTTTCCCTTCCAGTGCTTTGAACATTTTCTTTTCAATCGGTGAGCCTTGAATGTGAATAACAGTAACTTTGTCTGAGTTCTGCCCCTTGCGGTCAGCCCGTGCTATGCACTGGATGTACTGCTCCACGCTCATCAGCGGCCCAAAGAACACCACGGTGTCGGCAGCAGTCAGGGTAATCCCGTGTGCTGTTGCTTGTGGCTGCATCACCAGCACCCTCGGCTCAGGCTCATGCTGGAACCTGTGAATGATGTCAGCGCGTTTGTTTGCGGCTACGCCGCCATGTATGCACTCGTTGGGTATGTTCTTCTTTGTCAGGTGCGTTTGTATGGTGTCAATGCTGGAACGGAACAACGCAAAGATGATGACCTTGCGATTTGTTTCATCCAGTATTTCTTCCAGCACACCAAGCCGTGGGCCAGCATCGAACTCGATAACCTCTTTGTCATCTGTGTACACAGCGCCGCAACTGATCTGCAAGAGCTTACTCACACCAGCGGCAGCGTTGACTGCGCTGATCGTCTCACCTGCGGCTTGCACCAGCATGCGGTCTTTCAAGAGGGTGTAGTACTTGGTTTGTTGTGGTGTCAGCGGTACTTCGCGGGTTGTGGTCAGCACGGGCGGCAAGTCAAGGCACTGCGCTTTGGTAAATCTGATTGCTGGTTGCAGTGCTTCGTGTACCAGATCGGCTGCGTTGGCTTTCGGTGCCCACTTGTACAGCGTGATCTTGTTCATCACTCTGTCGCGCCATGACGTGTAGAAGTTCGGTACACCTTCAGGGTTCACGATCTTGGCCAAGCCATACGCATCTGCTGGCGACTGCGATGCTGGAGTACCTGTCATCATCCATACGTGAGTGCTTGGTTTGATGATTGACTTCAGTGCCTTCCATCTTTTGGTTGTCACCGTCTTGTATGCGTTGGCCTCATCCACGATCACCAGATCAAAGCGACCATCAGCGTTGATCTCCTCGGCTATCAGGTTCAGTCCTTCGTAGTTGGCGATGACGAACTCGTAGTCTTGCTGGATCATCTCTATACGCCGACTAGCTTGGGTGTGGTGCGCGACGATGGCAGAACGATGGATGATGCTGTTGCTCAGGTCAGCCAGCCATGCAGACTGCATGATGGATAGTGGGCACAAGATCAAGACACGGCGTACATGTTTAATGCTTATCAGGTAGTCAGCAGCCCACAGTGCAGCAAGCGTCTTACCTGTGCCGGGTTCGGAGAACACAAACGCTTTGCGGTGCATCGTCAAGAACGCTGCCGTCTCGATCTGATGCTGCATAGGCTTGTATCTGCCCGGCCACTTGTAGCGCCGTGTGATCGGTGAGGGAACGTCCTTCACCCCGAGGTTGCGTAGTACCCTGCATTCGTCCAGTCCCCAGTAGACAGCGACATCGTACCCACCGTCATCGCGCTCAATGACTTTGTGTTTTGGAATGATGCTGTACTTATCTGGGTTTCTGGTTCTGAATATTAGTGCCTTGTCTTCAAGGATTTCCAAGATGCTTCTCCGTTTGTTTTATTTGTTGTCGCCTTGATTGGCTTTCTTTGCACGCAGTCTTAAGTTGCCTGTCGTTGACTTGCCGCCTTTGCGAAGCGGGGTGATGTGGTCAATATCTTTACCGCTTCGGTCAACACCTTTAGCGTCATACGCTTTACGTGCACGCTGGCGCTCTGATTGATCTGAGCCGGGGCCGGACTTGCCGGTCTGCAAGTCACGTTTGTATTCTTTCTTATAGTCTCTCTTTGTTGCCATGATTCACTCCTAAAAATTTCTGTTCTTTGATTGCTCCGTTTTCAGGAGCCACTTACAGTTACTTGGTGTGTAACCTTTGTTGTTGTTTATGCGTTCGATTGAACCTTTATCAAACGGGCACTCCCCCATATCCGCCAAAAAGTTTTCAAACTTTTCCCACCGCTTGCACACCGTTATACCTCTACCACCATAACGATGGTAGCGTGGGTGCTTTTCATACGTACAGCGTTTTTTCATTGCTGTCCAAACACTAAACTCAAACGTATTTGTTTTTCCATGCGTAGTAGCACGCGCTGCTGCTTGTTCATTACGGTAGCACCCACAACTTACCGCACCGCCTTTTGTTAGCTGATCCGTGCGAACCGTTTTAGCATTTCCACAATCGCAAACAACGCCCCATCTTGCAGCGCCGTGCTTAGTATTCTCGGTTCTGTGCGTAACAAGTAAACGCCCAAAGCGTTGGTTTAAAAGGTCTGTTGCAGTTCTCATCTGTGCTTCCCGTTAAATTCGCATGTTATCACGGGACAGTGTGCTCTGCATAAACCGGAGGACTTGGGGTTCCACACGCCTGTATCAAAGCACTGCTCTAACTTAGCCACACGCTCGCGGTACTTCCACCACTCAGCATCGGCATCGTCCAGCGCCATGCTGGACTTAACCATATCATTCTTGACCACGAACAGCAACGCTGACTTGACCCTGCGGATGTGCGGGAAGTGCTTGAACACCATCATCGACATTAGCTTTAACTGGTCAAGGTCAGGGTAGCGGTTGTTGCCCGTCTTGTAGTCCACGACAGTGGCGGTCAGGTTGTCGTCATCAATGATGAGCAAGTCAGCAATACCACGCACCCAGCGTTTCTTCTCATTGAAACTGCACGGCTGGAGATCAGGCATGATGCCCATCTCGTACTCGCACAGCTTCCTGCCCGGCTTGGCCAGCAACGCATCAAGAACTTCCTGCGCGTAGGAGAACTGCTTGGGTAGGGGTGTGCCATCCCGTATGTACAGTTCAGCAGCGGTGTGAAACTCCTTGCCGTAATGCGTAGCCTCAGTTTCCTGAAAAGGGTATTTGTTAAGCACCTTGACTTCGTGATACCTGCGTGCGCATCCTTCAAAATCTTTCAAGGCACTGTGGCTCCACGTTACTGTTTTCATCAGAACCTCGCTGATTTGATTGCTTGTGATAAACGCTTTGAGAACTCGACTACAAACTTCTCGTTAGCATTGAGTCTGTTCTCACCCATGTCGTGCAGGATGGCATGCGTTACTTCATGCCAGAAGTTCTCCTGCACCTTGTCGTCATCGAACTGCTTACCTGTCACGTTACTGAACTGGCCAAGCTCAATCTTGCTGTGGTCGTAGTAGATACGCGCCATGCACCGCTTGCGCAACATGGTCTCCACGATGTCGATTGAGTACTGCTTAGCGCCCACACGTATGCGCCTTGGTATCGGTGTTTTTGTTCTTGCTGTCATTGCTTTGCTTCTCCATATCTACGGTGCGCACCACCGTCAGCG